GACCAGCTCCTGAGACATGGACTGTTACCTTCTACAATGATACCGACTTCATGATTCGTAACGCAATGGAATTGTGGCAAAATGGAATTAATGATTATGTTGAAAATACTGGTGTAACTTCACCAGCTGATTATCAAACAGATTTAACAGTTGAACAATTAGATCGTGATGACACTGTACTAAAAACATATATTTTCCGTAATGCCTATCCACTGACAGTTGCACAGATTGACCTATCAAGTGCAGAAGCTACAGAAATTGAAACTTTTGAAGTTACATGGAGATACCAACACTTTGAACCATCTGGTGTGAGTTTCTAATTTAACCTACTAAATACTTAAAATACAGTAGGAGTTATTATGGCTGAAATTTTTGGTTTCAAATTTGAAAAAGTAAAGAGTGAGGAAGATAAAAAACAACTAACACTTCCCACTCCAGATGATGGTAGTATTGAAGTTGCTGGTGGTGGTTTCTTTGGCCAAGTTCTAGACACTGATGGTCGTGAAAGAACTGAAGCTGATCTTATTCGTAGGTATCGTCAAATTGCACAACAACCCGAATGTGACTCTGCAATCGAGGACATCATCAATGAATCAATTGTGTCTGATGAGCGAGATCAGTCCATCTCTATTGTTCTTGATGGATTAAAACAACCCAAACGTGTTCTAGATAAAATTCGAGAAGAATTTGATGTTGTACTTAGACTCTTAGACTTTAATGTAAAGGGTCACGATATTTTTCGTAGGTGGTATGTTGATGGGCGTATCTACTATCATAAAATCATAGATTCCAAGAATCCAAGAAAGGGTATTACAGAATTACGTTATATTGACCCACAAAAGATTCGTAAAATTCGTGAGGTTAGTAAAAGTAAAGATGCAAGTGGAAAGGATACTGTTAAGAAACTAAACGACTATTACATTTACAATGAAAAGTCACTTGCAAGTTATGGAACAGTACAAGGGTTAAGACTTACATCTGATAGTATTGCATTTTGTCCATCAGGCATCATAGATCAAAATAAAGGTCATATACTATCTTATTTACATAAAGCAATTAAACCTGTCAATCAACTACGAATGATTGAGGACTCATTGGTTATCTATCGTATATCAAGAGCTCCAGAAAGACGTATATTTTATATTGATGTTGGTAACTTACCAAAGATAAAAGCTGAACAGTATCTTAAAGATGTGATGAATCGTTATCGTAACAAGTTGGTGTATGATGCATCTACTGGTGAGATAAGAGATGATCGTAATCAGATGAGTATGCTTGAGGACTTTTGGTTGCCTCGTAGGGAAGGTGGTCGTGGAACAGAGATTACTACTTTGCCTGGCGGTTCTAATCTAGGTGAGATTGATGACATCAAGTATTTTCAGAACAAGTTGTATCGTTCATTGAATGTACCTATTTCTCGTATGGAATCTGAGTCAAACTTTAGTTTGGGTCGTTCAACTGAAATTACACGAGATGAATTGAAGTTTACAAAGTTTGTTCAGAGATTGCGTAAACGATTTACACCATTGTTATCTGACATACTTAAAACACAACTTATATTGAAAGGTGTAATTTCACTAGAGGAATGGCCCTCTATTAAAGAACACATTCAATATGATTTCATGCAAGATGGATATTTTGCAGAATTAAAGAAAGCAGAAATACTTGAAAATAAAATTAATTCATTACAGAATATCGAATCATATATTGGTACATTCTACAGTAAGCAATGGGTTCAAAAAAATGTACTAAATATGACTGATAATGAAATAGAAGAAATGCAAAAACAAATTAATCAAGAAGCTGGTATGGATGTTGAAGATGGTGGAATTGCAGTAGACCCAGACTCAGATGGCATTTCAAGATTTGGAGATGAAAATGGAAACTAAAGATATAATAGATTCACTTGCAAACAACGATGTTGTTGATGCAGAAAAGGCATTTAAGGAAGTAATGTCACAAAAAGTTGGTGACGCTCTAGAGATAAAAAGACGAGAGGTTGCAAACTCTTTTGTTAAATCAACACCTACGGAGATTGAGGATGTTGAAGTTTGATGACATGTACACACCCTTTTTAGAGAGGGATGAACATAAAAGAACTAAAGAGTATAAGAAGTTATCACCAAAGATGAAGGGTGCTGTTGACAACATATTCAAGATAATGGATGATAAACCTTCGGATTTTCTAAATACTTTTGAAAAAACGATTAAAGACTCTGCAAAAAAGTTCAAGGTTACGGAAAAAGAACTAATGAACTATTTTGAGAGAGAAATGTTAAAAATATAAGGAAACTACATGGCCGTAAATGCAGTAATTTTATCAGATAAGGATTTTGAGACAGTCATTAAAGTCACGACTACTAGTACAAATGCCGCTGCTAGTATTCTAGATGCATCTAACTTAGTTGGTGCTGCTGACGATGGCACTGAAAGACTTTCTATTGTCTCTGCACAGTGGACAGTGGGTTCTCAAACCGATATTTTATTTGATGCAACCACTGATGATGTTGCTCTATCATTAAATGGTTCTGGTAGTTATAATGGTTCTTCTCAGAGTATGCCATCTATTCCAAATCCAGCAAGCACTGGAGTAACTGGGGATATTAGACTTACAAATTCATCTGCATCAGTTGGAACAATTTGGTTAAAATTTAGAAAGACCGCAGGTTACAGTAACCTGACATAAGGATACGACTATGAAACTCATATCAGAACAAATACAAGATATAGAATATATCTGTGAAGAAAAAGAAGATGGTGGCAAAAACTATAAGATCAAAGGTATCTTCATGCAGGCAGATATTAAAAATCGTAATGGTCGAGTTTATCCACAACAAATCCTACAAAAAGAAGTAGAACGATATAATCAAAAGTATATCAAGGAAAAACGTGCCTTTGGTGAATTAGGACACCCAGAAGGCCCAACTGTGAATTTAGAGAGAGCATCACACATGATCACTTCTCTAACTCCAGATGGAAAGAATTTTATCGGTGAGGCAAAAATACTTGAAACTCCAATGGGTAAGATAGTAAAAAGTCTTATGGATGAAGGTGCTAAACTTGGTGTATCCTCAAGGGGTATGGGAAGTTTAGAACAGAAAAATGGTGCCAATTATGTGCGAGATGACTTTTATCTTGCAACGGCAGCAGACATTGTTGCAGACCCTTCTGCACCAAATGCTTTCGTAGAAGGTATAATGGAAGGAAAGGAATGGGTTTGGAATCATGGTTCTATCATTGAAGCAGAATTAATGCTAATGAAAGAACGTATAAATAAAACTAAAGATAAGGAAGCTGCATTAGAATTTGCTAAATTCCTTAAACTTTTATAGTTTATAAATATATTCTAACACGAACACTAATTAAGGAGACATTTCCGATGGCTAACGAATTAGATCAAACAATTGAGGAGTTAGAGGCCGAAGTTCTTAAAGAACTTGAGGAAGCCAATGGCAGTTCTCCTTTAAAAAAAGAGGCCTACAAACCTGTAAAAAATAATCACTATGACGTAAAAGTTACTGTATCTGACCGAGATGTTGACAAAGTAAAATCATTCATCCTGAACTCCCCAGAATACGATAATGGTGAGATCGAAGATGTAGATAGTGATCAAGTAGATGGCAGTGGAGATGCCTTTAGGGGTAAAGGTGACATCTTTATTCAAGGTGATGGCGCTGGTTCTCTTGGTGTTGATCTACAAAAGGAGTTTGGTCGTAAGATTAAGGTTATGGGTGAAGGTGCAGCTCCAGGCAGTGCTCCTTTAAAAAAAGGTGCAGCTTCAGCTGAACCAATGAAAAAGATTGATGCAGATGAAGGTGAGATAGAAGATTTGGGTACACCAGTTGTAGACCCAGAATCAACTGACTCAATTGGTAAGAAAGCTTCTGCAAAATCAAAAGAAGTAAAAGATCAAGTCACTAAAAACGAAGGTAAACCAGAACCAATGAAAAAGATCAAAGAAGGTATGCACGAAAAAATGACTAAACGTCAAATGATCAATGCCATGAAAGACATGATGAAAGAAATGGAAACTGATCATGAACAAATGGAAAATATCTATGCATCTTATCATGAAATGGCACACCCAGATAAAGACATGAAAGATACGTCAGAAATGTCACATGAAGATATGCACAAAGAAATGATGAGTGGTGCTGACAAAATGGTCAAGTCAAAAGTAGAAAAACTACATGCTGCTTATCACGAAGCTATGCATGGAGAAGAAGATGATGCTGATGACGAGATGATGGAAGCACATATCAGAAGTATAGACGTATCAGATCATGTAAGTGCTCTTATGAGTGGTGAAGGTGATCTATCAGAAGAATTTAAACTAAAAGCTGCAACTGTATTTGAAGCTGCAGTAAAAGCTAAAGTTCGTGAAGAACTTACTCGTATTCAAGAGGATTACAATGATGAACTTGAAGAAACTGTTCAAACACATAAAGATTCTCTAGTAGAAAAGGTAGATGACTATCTTAACTATGCTGTAGACGAGTGGATGAATGAGAACGAACTTGCTATTGAACGTGGACTAAAAGGTGAAATTGCAGAAGATTTTATCGGTGGTCTACGACAATTGTTTGAAGATCATTACGTTGATGTACCAGATGAGAAGTATGACGTACTTGAGTCACAATCACAACGTATTGATGAGTTAGAAGAAAAGTTAAACGAGGCACTCAATGCTAATATTTCTGTTAAGAAAGAAAATAATGAGTTGCAACGTAAAGAGGTCATCTCCTCACTTAGTGAAGATTTGACTTACACCGAGATTGAGAAATTCAAATCACTAGTGGAAGATGTTGAGTTTGACGACAAAGACACTTACACAACCAAACTTGAAACTTTGAAGGAAAGTT